TTTGTCTAGTCCGTGGGCAATATTTTTTACATTTTTTTTTGTGTAAATGAGCTAGACAAAGACAAGGCTATAGAGTAGCCTCAAAGTATCCCTAACGAACGGAGAAACCAATGGGGTATTACAAGAACATCGAAATCGCTACACAGGTAGAGGAACCAGATCGGTTACCGGCACCAGTTCCAGCTAGCCAACACATTGCCTACGGGACACGGAAGCAGTTCCGTGAGATCTACAACCATCATCGCAAGGTTGCTAGAGCTAAACAGCGCAAAGAGATTACAGAAATCTCAGCCTTGTTACTCGCTAGCGCAGTGCTCGGGTTCCTGTTAGGGGTAATCATATGATCAACCTAATCGGGTGGCTGACAGTCCTCATCGGTGGCATCATCGGCATAGTTCCAACTATGGTCTACCAGGTCTGGAACGGGGCAAGCCTACTAGGACTGCTCATCGTCATAGGTGGCGGGTACATTCTAATCAGAGAGGAAGCAAATGTTTGATCTACAAATTGACGGGCGTATTATTCGCGTCAAACCACAAGGCGCAGTCTGGTCGGAAAAGGATGGCTGGATTGAGTTAGAACGGGCACAGGCAAAGAGTCTGGTCGAGAAGATCCAGGAGCACCGTACCTGGGAAACTGAAACGGAGGAACACGAGGATGGCTAGAGCACGAAAAACAGATCCTAAGACCAGCCACGATGCAGCTGAGTCTGTGAAGGATGTAACCTTGACACAATCGTTTATCCTACGGGTGCTAAAGAAACGACCCAGGACAGACGTGGAACTAATCGAAGTGTTCCGTGATTACAAAACAGCACCTAATGCTAGCGAGTCCGGTATTAGGTCAAGGCGTGCCGAGCTAGTCCGACAAGGACTGGTCAAAGATACGGGGATCCGCAAGATGCTTCCCTCGCGACGGTGGGCAATCGTTTGGACTGTAGCTAATGGGTGACGTTATCGAGCTAATCCCTAACAAGCAACATTCTCTTGTGATCCACAGTTCGCGCAAGGGTTATCACGCGCTGTGGTACATCGGCGAAGAATTGTTGTGGGAGTATGAGTCAGAGCACCTGACCGAAATCAAGGACTTTGCACAAGCGATGATAGAACGGATGAACGATGATACAGGCACACCGCTTCAAGGCTCATAAAGCCCTGAACTTTGACTCGTGGGCTGAGGCTCGTACCCACGGGGTTACTGCCACAGAGGTGGCACATGCTGCTACACCGGCAGGGTTTCGTAATCTTGTGGACAGTTACAGTAATCCACCGGAACCATATGACAACCCGTATATGGAGTTTGGTCGGAGAACCGAAGCGCCAGTTGGCGAGTGGCTGAAAGAACGGTTCGGGATCTTCCCTAACGAGTGGCTGATCTCTCACGACAACCCGATCTATATGGCAACACCTGATGGGCTGTCACTTGATCACACGGTTATATCAGAGATCAAAACTACTGGGAAAGACTTTGGGGAGAAGATCCCCATCGGCTACCGTAGGCAGGTGCAGTGGCAGTTGTATGTCACAGGTGCAGCCTATTGTGTATTTACGTGGATGCTTAGAGTGGAGACGAGGACGGGCGAGTTTCAGCCAGGATGGATCGAGCCAAAGACAATGAAGGTGCTCCCCTCACGGGACACGATTGAGGATCTAAAGGATGTAGCCAACCGGCTATGGGATATCAAGCAAGAGTTGCTTGGAGAGAATGGAGAAAAGTAATGCCACAGTTCAACATCAACGAGTATGACACCGTAGAAACTAGACTCGCTCGGTTCCACGAGGATTACCCTGACGGGCGTGTAATCAGTTACGAGCTAACAAGTGAAGATGACAGGGCTAAGGGTTATTGGGTAGTTCGTGCGCAGATCTTCACAGACCACGAGGATCAGCACGCTAACTGTCCTAAAGCTACCGGCTTTGCTTTTGAGGTTGAGGGCGGGGCAGGAGCGAACAAGACAGCTGCCCTCGAAAATGCGGAAACAAGTGCGATAGGTCGTGCCCTTGCGAATATGGGTTACTCGGGGCGTAAGCGACCTACACAAACGGAGATGCGCAAGGTGGCTCGTGCTGAGGAGCCTATCCCTGCCGAGTTTATTGAGTCTGTGTCTACCGCTAAGGATCGGGCAGAACTCGATAAGCTGTACGATACAGCCGTGAAGAATGGTTGGGCGGAAGATGTGGTCAAAATCTTCCAGGCTCGTAGCAAGGTAATCGGAGGAAAATAATATGGCAACAAAATCAAAGGTGATTGAGTACGAAACATTAGAGGAACTGAACCTAGATTTGCTTGAGTTCACTGGTAGCTATGTGAACGAGTTGCGCTCAGGCAAGGTAACGTGGCGCGAGTTCTATAATCAAGTCAGGAGTGAGGTGCTTGAACAGCAACCTGACGCCCGCTGAGGTAGTCCAAACCCTGTCTAAGATTGGCAAGGAAATTGACGATGCTACCGAGGCGCTCGCTGAGGCTGACAAGAAAGCGATGTTTGCGCGGAGGGATGTGGAAAGATCCTATGCTAAAACATTCTTAAACACGGAGGGATCTATGGAGATCCGTAAATATACTGCCAGGCTTGCGACTGATGATGAGAACTTTGTTCTTGAGTGTGCTGAGCAGGAACAGCGAGCTATTGTGTCGAAGATCCGTGCCCTTCGTGACCGTCTAGAGATCGGGAGATCTATTAGCGCGATTATGCGTATGGAGTGGTCAAACCAGTAGACTGGATGTATGAGTGGGAGCACTTCCAGGCGGAAGGGTAATCGTGCTGAGGTTGAGGTAGTCAATCTTCTGCGCAGTCACGGGTATGATGTAGAAACTTCGCGCTCTGCTCGTGGCGGTTACCAGTCTGGTGCTGATATCGTGGGCGACTTCCCTATGGTTATTGAGGTGAAGAACCAGGCGAAGCTGAACCTTGCGGGTTGGTGGGCGCAGGCGGAGTATCAGGCTAATGGCAAGTTGCCTGTTGTGATCCACAAGCGTGTCGGAAAATCTAATCCTGCCGAGTGGTGGGTAACGATGGATGTGCAAACCTTGTTACGCTTGCTCGGTGAACAGTAAACAGTTTCAGAAATACCTTGACCGTGACGATGGTTGTGTTCACTGTGGGCAGACCGAATCGGTGTCACCGCATCACAGGCTAAACCGTGGAATGGGCGGGTCAAAGGTTCGTGATGTTCCGAGCAATATTATTGTGATCTGTTCGGACCTCAACGCCCGTATGGAGTCCGATCCTGCCACAGCTAGTATGGCAAAGCAGAGAGGGTGGAAACTATCCTCTGGCGCTAATCCTGCCTCTGTGGCAGTGCAGCATTACTCTGGGTCGTGGCGGATACTTGACGACAAGTTTGGGTTTGTGAATGTTGCTGGTGTGGATTAGGACAAAAATAGTTTGTGAGATATAACTAGAGCAAAGAACGAACGGAGACACATTTGCTAATCAGAGGACATCACGAGTTTGATGGTCAGTTTACGCAGGTTCCGAATAGTTGGTTGAGAGATCCCAATGTTTCGCTCGGAGCTAAGGGGTTGCTTGCCCAGCTAATGTCGCACACACCTGGTTGGTCTGTGACGATACAGGGCTTAGCCAAGCAAAATAACTGTGGCAAGGACAGGATTAGAACATATGTTCGAGAGCTACAGGCATCGGGTTACTTGTTCCGGAGCGAGAAGCAACGGCATAACGAGAAGGGTTACCTGATCGGATATGACTACACAACTCAGGATCCACCTTTGGCGGGTTATCCTACTAAGGTTCAACCTACTAAGGTTCAGCCTACTAAGGAAAATCCTACACTTAAGAAGACTATTGAAAAGAAGACTATTGAGAAGAAAACTAGCTCTGTAGACTTCGACACTTTTTGGGAGATCTACCCAAGTAGGTTAGGCAAGGGCGAAGCGCGAGTAGCTTTTAGCAAGGCTGTCGGCAAGGTTGGATTAGAATCAGTTATGGACGGAGCGCAACGGTTGGCATCAGATCCGAATCTGCCACCAAAGCAATACATACCTCGACCTGCTACCTGGCTAAACCAGGAACGGTGGGACGATGATCCGTACCCAGATCGGGGCGGGAAGAAACAGGAAACCAAACGTCTGATTGACGAGTGGGCAAGAACGGAGAAATAATGGCACGACCAACTGAGAAAGATATTGAGGTTACACGGGACGGGTATTACTTCCTAGACTGTGACGGTAGGCACACACCTAGTTGGCACAAGTATTTGTACTACACAAAGCGGGAGGTCATTAGTTTGTGGCGCGAGGATCACCCAAGAACGGAGAAAAAAAATGGATGATGCAATCGTTGATGAACTGATTGACATTCGAGAAACGCTATACAGGATGGTGAACAACCACGACATTTGTTTTGAGAACGACTCGGACAACTGTGTGTTTCCTCGGCTTGAGGAAGCAGCTGACCTTGTGGACGAGGTGATTGCTTATCGCAGTCCCAGTGAGCGTGATTGGGATGCTGAGTCGAAGATGCACAGAGAGCTAGACTTGGCAAGCGATGACACTAACTGAGGTGAAGGAACTGCTTGCAAAGATTGCAGCAGTAGATAACCGTGACCTGTCGGAAATCACAGCAAAGGCTTGGTACGAGGTGATTGGTGGAATCAGTTATCAAGTTGCGGAGCGAGCGCTTGTTCTAGCAAGACAGGATCCTCGTATCAACTGGCTTGAGCCAAAGCACATTCTTGGCAAGTCACGGGATGCGATTATGGAGCTGAACCAGGAACAGGCAAAAAAGTCAATCCCTGACGAGCAACGGTACAACCCGTCACCGCGACCAAAGAACTATGCGGAAATCGTGTCGTTCTATCGTGAACTGTACAAGGTGGCTCCGTGGGATCCCTACACAGGCAATTTGCCTTGTGGCGGGGCGGAGCTAGATAAACGGATACAGAGATCAGCTGACAGGATGGGCTGGGCGGTGCCGGTGCCAATATGGAACTGAACTATGCGGAACTGTACGGGATAGACATCAAGAAACTGCGCGAGGAGTCGTTCTTGCACCCTGGTCATTGGAGAATGTTGCGGGAGCATAGGAAACGGGTCGAGGCGTGGTATGGCGCAGAAGATCCTAGTTTGCGACACACCGGAGCAAATGTTTCCGGTAGGCTTGCTGACGGTAAGATAATAACCAACGAAAAGAACGGACAGTAATGACAATCAGCACTAATGCGCTGTCGTAACTGCCAAACCGCACACGAGAATGGAGAGCACTAATGGCTTTCGTAAATATCCAAAATGCACGAGTAGACCGGATCATCAAAGACAAAGGCTTTGTGGCTGTCGAGAGCTACAAGACCCGTAATGGTGAGGACAAGCAGAGCAAATACACTGTCTGGACCACGAACCCGAACGATATTCCAGGCGAGGGTGTTGTGGTGAATGTGTCAGGACCGTTATCGGTGAAGCTACGAGAATTTGAGAACGATGAGGGCGAAACAGTCCGTTTTGCTTCTGTGAACGTAAACCAACCAAAGATCACGCTTGTGGATATGCCTGCCGAAGCACCAGAGTCCGCCACAAATCCTGTGACTGCTAGCTGGGATGCACCGTTCTAATGAAAATCGCTAACTACCTGATTATCACGCTACTGGCTTCGCTATTTGTCCTGCTAGGACTACAAGCAGAACCAGTGACCGGAACACTCGCCTATGTGGCAGCCGGTATCCTAATGCTCGCCTTGATTGCCGGAACGATACGGAGAAAATAATGCTCGAAGGATTGACACCGCCACCCTCAAGCCGAAGCTGTCGTGTAGGGCACTTGTTGTCTGAGCTTGACGAGGCAGATCAAGTCATCCTGAAGGATGCTCTTGAGGATCAGGTCAGGTGGTCATCTAACGCGCTAATGTATGCGTTGAAAGAACGGGGCGTTTCGATTAGCATCCACCCGATTATCAACCACAGACGAAATCTCTGTAAATGCTTGAAAATCTGACACCTGCTGAAAAGATCACCCAGCAGGCACACGCTCGGGTAGGGATCGAGTTTGATGGGCAGGAGGGCTGGGCACAAACACCTGGTCTTGAGTCAGAGCCGGAAAACTTTGACGAGTTCCTAAAGGATGCGGGTCTTGACCCTAACGGAATCGAAGTTATCCCGCCGGTCAGAACCTCACGCTGGCAACAGCAGAAAGACGGGGAACTTGTTTGGCTTACCTCATACCGTTTCAACTTCCGCAGGCACGCAAAAGGTATCGACCTACCCTTACTCGCTAAGGAAGCAGAAGCGAAGCTCAGGAAGCCATCTAAAGGCAAACGGAACGACTCTGCGCTTATAGTCCTCTGGTCGGATCTACAGGTTGGCAAGGTGGACATAAACGGTGGCGTGACTGAGCTGTATCAGCGGGTTGCTGACACTCACACAAAACTCGTGCAGGTGATCGAGGAAACAAAGCCGAGCAGGGTTGTGTTCGCGGATCTAGGCGACACTGTGGAGAACTTTGACAACAAGGCTAGTATGCAACAGCTTTACAGTAACGACTTGAGCATTATGGATCAGGTGGATCTAGCCACGACCCTAGCGTGGAAAACCCTGTCTGCTATTGCGGAGCGTGTGCCCACCGTCACATACGCCTCGGTAGGATCTAACCACTGTCAATGGCGGAAGAACGGTCAGGTCGTAGGCAAACCAACCGATGACTGGGGCGTCTTTATTGGTCGTCAGCTTGCACGCCTCGCCTCTGAAACGCACGCCACAAACATCTTGTTCACCGAGCCACAACCCCACGATGAGTCGCTCGCCATTGACGTATTCGGTGACAACTACCATATCCTCGGTATTGTTCACGGGCACCAGGCACGAAACTCAAACGCTGTCGCTGACTGGTGGAAGAAACAGGCTTTCGGTAACCAACCACTTGCGCCCGTCACAACCCTTGTTCACGGGCATTTCCACCATCTCCGAATCGAGGAACACGGGGCAACACACAACGGTAACTCACGCTTTGTGGTCGGAGCACCAACCCTAGATAACGGATCGAACTGGTGGCGGAACATATCGGGTGACGAGGCACCGCCTGGACTTGCCTACCTGATTATGGAAAAACAGAAACCCTACACAGGGACGGTGCATAAGATCTAATGCGTGGCGATAAAGTAATCCTGTTCTGGTCAAAGTATGATCCTGCAATAGATACTGAGATCGGTGGCTGGCAAAGCCGAGAGATCTCATACAACCCCTCAGCTACACTAACGCTACAGACACATCTGCGGTTCGGTCACGACGTTACCCTATACACCTACCAAGCTATGCCACAAGGTATTCCAGCAGAGGTGAACTTGCGTGATGCTTCTGAGATCTACCCAGCTACAGATGCTTGGGATGCCTTGACCCGAGGTCACGAGATTGCACATATATCTGATCTAGTCCGCCTACGGGCAGCAGCTCACGCTAACGGGCTAGTTGCCGATATGGATAGCCTTATCGTCAACGAGCTACCTGACCTTGACGGTTTCTTTTGTACTATACCTGCGAAAGCATCCGGTGGCGTGGCACGTAAATGGGGTAAATCAAATCCGCCGTTCCTCGTACACGATGGCAGCTGGGATGGCAAAGCCTTGTCCAACTTTCCGACAAAGGTAGGAGAGTCTATGAAACAACCTATCCTTGACCTTGCCGATGAGGTCCAGCGCAGACTCGCTATTGTTCCGAAGAAAAACAAATATGACGGTAATGGAACAGGGTCTGTCCTAATGGGTACGGACTGGAACTTTGTGATGCACGCCCTCAAAGACATTTCCGCTGAGCTACCCGACACAAAAGTGCTTCCACCAATCAAGGCTGGACCACTACCAGGATGGTTACCGCCACGAAAATGTTTCTCTATCGAGTCACCGACAAGGCTAACAGGGGAACACTCATCGTTCGGTTATCGTGTCCCCTCGATCCAAGAGATCCTTGACAACTCGTTCCTTGTGCAACACTACTTCGAGTCAGCTGCCCAAAAGGTTGTGCAGACAGAACGTCACGCATCTTTCTGGTACGACATTCCTGCGGACAGTCTGATCGGTGTAATCGCACAACAAACCGTGGGGGACAAGTGGCGAACACTCCTGCCATCGTTAGCAACAGCTAGCTAGGGATCTCATCCGTTCTCGAATACGCATAAACAATAATGTCCCCTAGCAGCTTTATGAAACCCTGCCTCGACTGTGGCGTACTCTCACGAGGTTACAGATGTCCGACTCATCAGACCGAAGCAAACAACAGGTACCGCAAACCTGAGTCACCACAGAGGGCTGCTAAGAAACGGGCACTATACAACTCCGACTACCGTAAACGGGCTGCAATAGTTCGAGCTAACGCTACACACTGCCACCTATGTGGTGGGGGAGCTAGACCAGGAGATCCGTGGCAAGCAGATCACCTGTATCCTGGCAACCCCGAATCGCCGTTACTCCCCGCCCACAGATCGTGCAACCTACGCAAAGGCGGAAAAACCCCAACATAGGCGCGCAGAAACCCGCCTACCCCTACCCCTATACCCCAAAATATAGGGTGGGTTGCAACCTAAAAAGGCGTTATCCCGCAC